GGCCGATGTGGGTAACATTTTAGAGCAATCGGAGCGGGAACGGGCGCAATATACCGAAGCGCAAGCCGAACGGCTTTTGACTCACCTAATTTATCAAGAATTAGTAAAGGGGGCAGCAGGACGATGAGAAAATACACCTTGCGAGAGCTACGGGAATTTGTGCGGCTCAGAATGGCCCAGGACATTAGCGACAGTGACCCTAAAAGCATAACAGAACCGGTTGAGAAAATCGGTTATTCTTCCGGCGTGTATGGCCTGAATGGCGGCTTGCTTCAAGGCCGGGAAAGCGGCAATTATTATGTAATCCTGGCGAGAAATTCTAACTTATTCTATTTCTTTTGATGGAGGTTGTAACAATGGCAATTCGTGATTTTATGGGTATCGAGATTCCCGCCTTTAAGCGTTTTTACAAGGATAGCAAGAAAACCAATACTAATATGAAAGACCGTTGTTATTGGGCCGAAAAAGAAAATGATACTTATTTTTGTGACGGTTATATGATTATCCGATTCAAAAATACCTCTCTTTCCCAGGTGGCAAAAGCCTTTGATCTGGCCTATGATGATATGCCCAGCATTGATAAACCCGCCCAGGATTTAGCAAAGGTCTTTTCTGGTTTCAATCCTTTTGAATATGATTCGGCCTATGTTTCCTCGTGGAGCTGCGCTTGCAAGCGTGGCGGCTGTAAAGAACCCGGCTTTGCTAAATTCATAACCAATGAGAAAAGTTATTGCCTGATTGATGAAAAATTTTTGCCGCCTTTCCTCGGCCTTTATCCCAGAATTAAAGGGGAAAATACAGGTATCATGTTTCAATATGGGTTTGACGATGCTATGACGGCGTTTATTCTCCCGGTTCGGCTTGATAAAGAAAATGCCGCCATTTACAAGGCTATTCAAGAAAAAGTCATGAAAGAAGTGGAGGACGCTAAAAATGCTTGATTATAAACAGCTCATTGAGAAGGATTGCCGGGAATATCGGGAGCTTCTGAGAATGCGAGAAGAAATTACGGCAGAAATGGAAGCGCTCAGCGACAAAATAAAGGCTGCCATGGGAGAGCGTGAAACGGTTGTAGCCGGTGAATATAAAGTGACCTATAAAACAGTTCAGTCTTCCCGGCTTGATACTACGGCCATTAAAGCCCGCTTCCCTGAATTAGTGCAGCAATTCATGAAAATCACCACTTGCAAGCGGTTTACTATTACTTGATATAGGGGTTTGAGTATGTATATAATAGCGGTTCTGTTATTCCCCATTATGGTTTTGTGGGATTGCGTGAAAAAAAATAAATAAAGCGGCTTCAAGGGCTGGCGGGTTGTCCGCTGGCCCTTCTCTTTTTTGCTTTTACGCTGGCCCCAGGCGGGTTGTTTTCCCGTCATGGGGGCCGGGGGATATATGGCTGGGAGCCAAGGCGGGGTGAGTGGAAAAAATTCCGACAAAAATAAAAAGACTTAATCTCAAACTCATAGTTTCTAAATCCGCAAAAAAAATAAAAAGGCATTACAAGTGATTTGCGATCTATTGCAACCTGATTGCAATTCATAAAGAACACTAATCTCATTTAGTCACTAAAAATATCTAACTCTCTATTGACAACCAAACATATTTAGTGTAACATGAAGACAACGGAGGTGCTTACCATGAAAATCAACAAAGCCATTCGCAACATCATGAGCGAAAAGGGCGTGAGCCTACTGACCATGGCAAAAGCCATTGGCAAAAGCCGTGGCAATGACATATCCGCTCGGCTGGTCAATTCCAATATGTCCTTCGACAAGGCGGTAGAAATGCTGAATGTCCTGGGCTATGAGATTGTCATTCAGGAGAGGAAGCCCGGAACCCGCAGGGCTGACCAAATCGTGATTGACCAGCTCGAAGACAAGAAGTATGATCTGGACGCCCTTCTTTCTTCGGACGGTGAAGCAAAATGAGATATGGCTATGGTCGGGTCAGTTCCAGAGGTCAACGGCTCTACGGTATGTCCCTGGAAGACCAGATTGACCGTCTTATCAACGCCGGTGTTCCGAGGGAAAACATCTACCTTGACACTTACACGGGTCATAGCATGGAGCGGCCTGAATTTGAAAATCTTCTTTCCAAGTTAGAGCCTGGGGACGAAATGGTTGTGTGTAAACTGGACAGATTTGCTCGAACCGCCCCGGAAGGTGCCCTGCTGGTGAGGGATTTGGTTGACCGTGGTATCAAGGTGAATATTCTGAACATGGGGATTGCGGACAATACGCCCATGGGTAAGGTCATGGTGACGGTTATGCTGGCCTTTGCTGAGTATGAGCGGGACATGATCGTGGAGCGCACCTCAGATGGGAAAACTTATAAAAGAGAACATGACCCCGCATGGAGAGAGGGACGGAAACCGGTAAACATTGGCGTTGAGCTATTTCAAAGTTATCGCCAGAAACAGCGTGAGGGTATCATGACTGTATCCGATTGTTGCCGGGAATTGAACATAAGTCGTACCACTTGGTACAAATTGAGAAGAAAGGTTGGTTGACATGGCATATTACCAATTTACATTACCCATGAATACCGGCGATACTTATTCTCTGGTGAAAACCGTATGTGAAAAGTCTTGTACCATCAAATCGGAGTGTCCGTCTGAAAGCATTGAAGTTAAGACGAAATTCCGCATGGGCAAAGGCTCGTTACCCTTTGTGTTTTATCTGCGGGAGTTAGAAGACGGAACTGAGGTCACGGTTTGTTCCGACAACGGAACTCTTACCGGTGCGCTTGCGGCTATGGGCAACAAAAACAAAGAGGAAACCATTTGGGACTTGCCCGACAAAGAGTGGAGCGATCTGATTGAAGATTTCACATTGATTTGTCCTGGTTTTCCGCTTCGGAGCGGGAAGCCGGTTCCGGTCGCCGCTGTGCCTTGTGACGATGGGATTGCTCAGGAGTCGATTGGTCAGAACAAACCTTTTTCCCTGGGCAGAGCTGCGGTTGGAGGACTGGCGTTTGGCTATCCGGGTGCATTGATGGGCGGCATGAGCGGAACAAAGAAAACCAAGACGCAGACTCGCAATGTCTTTTCGTCAACAATTCTCTTTCGAGTCCTTTACAGTAACGGTAGGGTTATCGAGAGGACAGTGAAGAAAAACAGTAGAGAGTATGCGGAATTGAGCGCAAAAGTGAAATGATGGCCCTTGCAGGGGTGAGGGTAACAGCCATTACGGGCTATCGGAGAAATCCG